GATCTGAGCAAGTTTGATGGGGCTGTCAAGGTTGAAGCAGTCTTTTATTTGACTCGAAAGAAAACAGTCACTAGAGCTTTACCTACAGTCCCACCTGACATTGACAAAATCACTAGAAGTTTGCTCGATTCTTGTAAGCCTGTGTGGGGGGATGACAGTCAGGTTGTCAGGCTTGAAGTGAGCAAGAAGTATGCGACAGGGCAGGCTGGGGTTGCTGTGACTATCAGCAACTATAACGATTAGATAACGTCTGCGACACGCCCAAGAAATAAAGTTGCATGTTTTGACCTAAAACTGCTAGATTCGTCTTATCAGCCAAAAGGTTGGTATCGGACAAACAAAGGACAACAAAAATGAGCAAGCAAAAATGGACACAAGAAGACACTAGAAATGCAATTGACTGGTCAATCAAGATGGATCAGGCAATCATTAAGAACGCTAAAATCAAGTTTGTTGATTTGACTAATGCTTTAGAAGCAGATGCAACAAATGTTGAGTTACAGCAAGCAGTTTCTGCACAGCAAGCAAGAATTGTCAAACTTGAAGCAAGACTTGCAAGATTTATTGCACACGCACCTGAATTGTTGGGTGCATAATGACTACTCAACAAATCTGGCAACTACTAGAAATCTATAAGCAGATGCAGTCTGCTAACACGATGGTTGCTTACACAAACGCTTTTGAAGAACTACACGAGTTCATTGAAGAACACTGCTTGAAAGTAGGTGCATGATGATTATCAAAGATAAGACATTAGCTTTAGCAGCTGAACATGGCATTGAAGTTTGGTGGCCTAAAGGTGCAGACAAATTTGAAACATCCTACACAATTAGTTTGCCTGCAGGTTTTGAGTTACCTGATGGAACAACAGGTTTATCTGTAGATCACAACACTTGGATTTCCGATTACCAAAATTGGAAAGGCTTGCTCGGTGATGTTAAAGAATTAGTTGAGCAAAAGTCTGCTTGGCGTGAAATTGCAAAGGTAGGTGCATGATGTCTAGCGAACAATTATTTCTAAACGCCGTCACTGCTTATCGCACCTGGTTGGAGTGTGGCAAGGACTTTCTCAATCACAGTAATCTATTTGAAGCGTGGGATGAAGCAGTTTACGCTTATGCAGAATCAATCAATCTAAAGCGTAGTCAAGCTGTAACTCATGTTGTTATGGCGTTAAAGGTAATCCGATGAAAGCCTTTATTATGACTTCGATGTTTCTGTTGAGTGCCTTGCTTGTAGTCAATGTGATTGGCTGGATGTGGCCGTTTCTAACTCACCCAATAGTTTTCTCTATCTGGTTTGGGTTTCTGCTTATTTTGCTTTGGAAACTATTTGTTAGGGATGCAAGATGAGTGAACCGATACGTTATGAGTCAGCTGAACGTGTAAGAGATTTTTATCGTGAGCAAGGTAAAGCTACTGAACAGCAACGCATAATCGAACTTATTGAACGTTTACCTTTTATCTGGGGTGGCACTACACAGATGATTCAAACAAGTCGTGACCAAATAATTACTCTAATCAAAGGAGAAACTAAATGACTAATTGGATTACTGTTGAAGACTCTATAAAAGCGAGAGAACGAGCTGTTCAACTAGAACAGAAACGCATCATTGACTTGTTGTTAGATCTCAACGTTATTAGGCGATGTGCAGCCACAAACAAACTTGTTGCGGTCACAACTAACATGGAAGAAGTCGTTTATTTGACAGGGTTTGAAAATGCCTGAACTAACTAAGCGTGAGTCTGCATACTTTATTGTCTCTGCTGTAGCTGCGTTAGGTGTCATTGTTATGACTTTAGTGCTGTGGGCAGGGACACAGGAAACATGCTGGGATAGATACGACACTGAGCAGGCAGCTATTCAGGCGTGTGAACAGTGAAAAAACAGGTTATCAATCACAAATTGATGCTGTACCCGATTAGGCTAAACATTATGGATGCAGTCTATGAATGGCAACTAAACGAGCAAATCAAACGTCAAGTCTTGCTAGAGCAAGAACAGGCGGTGCAGTTGCTTAGACTAGAAACAGGGTTTAGTCGTAAAAGATGTTTAGAAATCTTGAAAGGCACAAAGAGCTTGGATGACTTCCCTTGTCGTCCAGGCTACAACACTGAAAGAAGGAACATAAATGAGCTGTAGTAACTGTGTATCAACTGAGTGTGCTTGTAGGCGTGAAAGTGCCATCAACATTTTTAGTAAAGACTATAAGGCAGGCAAGGTTGCAGGTAGATCGGCTGAAGCCAATAGAACGACAGATGCGTTGATTGAACTTGAACGTGCAGAGATAATCAGTAACGCACAAATGCAGGCAATCTTAGATCTGATACTTGAAAAACTTACTGACGTTATGGATGTGGACTGATGCTTGAGTTTATTGTTGTAGCACTAATAATTTTGGTTGCAGGGTTTATCTTGGCGATGCTTACAAGTATCTTTATGGCTTACCTGACTCAAGCAGATTATGTTGACGAAACGTATAACGATCATGATGACTAGGGCTATAGATGAAGCAGTCGAGTTGCTGCGAGATAAAAACTTGGTTTGGGGTTCAGACTTCAACGGCATTAGGTATCAGCTTGCAGATTTGTTGATTGTTTCGGCTGCTCAAGGTGACATCATGGAAACTCTTGCAGATAACCTGGCTAAAAGACTTATCAACCCTTTTGCGGTTGAAGTAAGTTATGACCCTAACTTAGAAACACGCTGATGCTTGAAGATTTGTTGCTACCTGTAAGACATACGCCTTGTCGTGTGCGAACAGTCAAAGAAGAAATCCCTGAGAAAGATTCTTTGATTTTAGAGCAGGCTGTAATGAACCCTGAATGGCCTTGTAAAACTTTACAAAACGAACTTCGTAAACGGAACATCAAAATTAGCGATACAGCTATCAAACAGCACAGAGAGAAGCGATGTTCATGTTGGAAGACTTAGTTACCCCTGCACCTAAAGTTGTAGTCCCCGAAGGCTGGTCTGCGAGTATCGTTTTTGATGGTGATGGTGGTGAAGCAACTTTGCCTGCAGTTGAAGGCGATAACCCTACAGACATTGAAGCGTTTTTGCGTGATGCAGGAATCAACCCTGATGAGATAGACATTATCGGTGAACCTAGAATAAGTCGCTGGCAGGTTGCTAGACCTTTTCCGTTAGATCCGATGTGGATGACTGCAGTTCGTATCAGATGGCGTAGAAAGGGATTCGCAAACAATCTGCCTTTACTGTATTCCTTAGCAAAGAAGTCAAAGCCGCCTGTAGTCAAGCCCTTTTCCCCTGGTAAAGCCTTAGTTGTTCTTTGGTCAGATTTGCAGGTTGGAAAAGTAGATTATAGGGGTGGGATAGAGCAGATGATTCAACGTGTTGCAGAAACACAAGTCAAGCTGATCAAGTTAGTCAAGCAGACTAAACCCGAACGCATAATCTTTTGCGATGTCGGTGACACTATCGAAAACTTTGGCAACGTTGCAGACCTTCATCAGCTCGCAACAAATGACTTATCTCTTATGGAACAGGTTGACCTTGCAACTTCTATGGCTTGGGACACACTAAAACAGTTATGCAAGTTTGCCCCGATAACTTATCTAAGCGTAGGTTCTAATCACTGTCAGTTTAGAATCAACAAACAAAAGGTAGGCAAAGCAACAGATGACTGGGCTATTCACATAGGTCGAACTCTGGCACGACTCAGCAAAGAAGTAGGGTTAGACATTACGTTTCACGAACCTGCAAAGCATGACGAATCCTTAGCGTATGACGTATTTGCTGACTCCTATCACGTTTTAGGCATGGTGCATGGACATCAAGCAAACAGACCTGAAGGCATCCCTGACTGGTGGCGTAAACAATCATTTGGTAAGCAGTCTGTAACAGCTGCAACAGTCTTAGTGACTGGGCATTTTCATCATCTTCGAGTTCAAGAACTAGGATCTACAAGCAGGGGAACATCACGCTACTGGATTCAAGCTGCAACCCTAGACAACGGAAGTAATTATTACAGATTGAACTCAGGGGAAGACAGCGTGCCAGGACTTGTTTGTTTCGTGTTAGAGCGTGACACAGATTACACTGGGACAGTATTTAAGTTATAGGGGCTGGAATGGTATTCGACAGTCTGTAAAGCCACAAGTGGAAGCAGATTGGACTAGGGTTCGACTCCCTACAGCTCCACGCAGAGAAAGGACAAACATGCCTGCATACAAGTATCAGTGCGTTGACTGTAACGAGATAGAAGTAATGAAGTTTGAACTGAATGAAGTTCATGTTGCACCCTTATGCCCTAAGTGTGATGAACCGATGGTTAGACTGTTTGGGTTGCAAACTATTCGCTTCGTTGGTGGCGGATGGGGTAAGGATGCCCGATGAGCATAAAAGTAACTGCAATAGTCGCACTAATTCTAAGCCTAAATCTAGGCGATACAACTGTTCCAGCAAGTAAACAAACAGTAGAGCAGACGGCACAAGTGCAATCATTAGATCTGACTCAACAACTAAAAGCAAAACAGAAACGACAGCAACTTAAGCGTGTAGTGACCTATCTAACAACTAGAGTGCATAAAACTGCTTATGTCTTTTCAGGGTCAAACATCTCAGGTTGGGACTGTTCAGGGCTAGTGCGATACACATACAAGCGACTCGGTATCACGCTAGAACATTCAGCAAACAAGCAAGGTCATGTAGGCACAAGGGTAAGCAACCCTAAAGTCGGGGACATAGTAGTCTTTGCCTATCAAGGCAGTCACAGCTTCTATCATTCAGCAATCTATATAGGTAACGGCCTAATCATCAACGCAAACGCCACGTATCAAACGACAGTAATACAGCCGTTGACAGACTTTAGCAAATCTCAAATAAGGTTTGTTAGAGTCATAACATGATTCGAGAAGTGTGCAGCTGTGGTGCAGAGTTTGAAACAGATGACCGAGATGCAATAATTTTGGTAAAGAACTGGCGTAAGACACACAAGCACACAGATAAGCCACACACGCCCGATACAAACGTTATACAAGTATCAGGCGATAACACTGTCGCATTAGGTTTTCAAGCCCTATACGACCCTCACAACGACCCATTGGATGAATAATGAGCAGATTCCCTAAACCATGTCTAGCCTGCAAAGTCCTAACAACAGGCGGAAGTTACTGTGACACACATCAAGCAACAGTTGACGAACGTGAACGCATAAGACAAAACA